ACCCAGCTGACCTTCATCACCGACCCCTCCTTCAACGACATCGATGGCCCTTGCGACGCCAACGCTCCTCGCCAGGTTTGCGCTCCCCGTAACGCTCTCCCCGAGACCACCCTCTATGTCCCCCTTCAGTTCTGGTTCTGCCGCAACCCCGGTCTGGCCCTTCCCCTCATCGCTCTTCAGTACCACGAGGTCAAGATTAACCTTGATATCCGCCCCATCGAGGAGTGCTTGTGGGCTATGTCCTCCCTCAACAACACCGCTGGTGCCGCCGTGAAGGTCACTTCCGCTTACAACCAGTCCCTCGTCGCCGCTTCCCTCTACGTCGACTACGTGTTCCTCGACACCGATGAGCGCAGGCGTATGGCCCAGAACCCCCACGAGTACCTCATCGAGCAGCTTCAGTTCACCGGTGATGAGTCCGTCGGTTCCTCCTCCAACAAGATCAAGCTCAACTTTAACCACCCCGTTAAGGAGCTTATCTGGGTTGTCCAGCCCGACAAGAACGTTGACTACTGCTCTTCCCTCGAGTCCAACACCGTTCTTAACCGCCTCCTCGGTGCTCAGCCCTTCAACTACACCGACGCCGTCGATGCCCTCCCCAACGCCATCATGGCTTTCGGCTCTCACGACGGTGTTGCTGCTACCACCGGCTCTTACATCAGCGCCTCCGGCCTCTTCAACGATGCTGGTGCCGCCGATGTGTCTGTTAGTGGAACTCACGCTTGGTGGCACGGTTCTGACCCCGCTACTCAGTACAACCTGCCCAACTTTGGACAAGGCGGTCTTTCCGGTGTCTCTGATGCCGGCACTTTCGTCCTCACCGAGACTTCTCTCGACATGCACTGCTGGGGTGAGAACCCCGTCGTGACTGCTAAGCTCCAGCTTAACGGCCAGGACCGCTTCTCTGAGCGCGAGGGAACTTACTTCGACCTCGTTCAGCCTTGGCAGCACCACACTCGCGCCCCTGATACCGGTATCAACCTGTATTCTTTCGCGCTGAGACCCGAGGAGCACCAGCCTTCCGGCTCGTGCAACTTCTCTCGTATTGACAACGCCACCCTTCAGCTTGTTCTTTCCAACGCCACCGTTGAGGGAACTAACACTGCCAAGGTTCGCGTGTATGCCGTGAATTACAACGTCCTGAGGGTTATGTCCGGGATGGGGGGGTTAGCTTACTCAAATTAATTGCATTTTTTTCGACACGCTTTTACAATACTTATTTTTATGAAAATATAAATAAAATAAAAAATAAGTATTATTCATTTATTTATTCATTCACGTTCGTTTATAACATTCAGTCACGTTCTGAACATTACATTTAATCACAATCATAAAACAACTCCACGATTTCAACCGTCTTTTCTGTCGCGTTGGCAGGGTTCGTCCAATATTCCACTTGTTCGCGCAACCTCTCCAAGCGCGATTCCCATTCTTTTTCTTTTGATTTCTTGACTACACAAATACCTTTCCCATTCACACCCCAGCATGAAGTAATGTCCTCACCATTCGCATCGGTATATTCGTCAGGGTTAAACCGAATAAATACAATTGGTTTGTGGCCTACATCTTGTGACAATTCCATTATTCGTTTATTTTCACAGGAGCAGTCGTAGTTAATGTGTTGGTTTTCATCCACTTCCACAATAATGATTTGATACCCCAAGTCGAGCAACAAGTCTGGTCGGCGACGCGAACAGCCATCCATTATTGTTTTATCAGCAACCCAACTGAAATCTGGAAAATGAGATGTTATGTATTCAACTACAGAGCGTTCTTTGGTTTTGTAGTTCCGAGAGACGGGCTTGTCAGGATGAGCGTGGATGAAACAGTTCAAGCAGTAACCATCATATTTATTGCGAACAAATGTATAACACCATTCGTTTTTACACCCACCAACAACTATTTTTTACTCATATATACTAATAAATAAGAATGCGAACCATCTTCATTGTCATCACCCTCGTGACATTTATTATCTTTTTCATGGAGGCACTTATCCATTTCAATATTGGAAAGAATGGCGAACACAAAAAACACAAATATATACACGTTGGCGACCAAGTAAAAATTCACATTCCTGATAAAAATGAATTTTTTGATATCGTAAAAACCGTTCTGTTTTTTTCATGTGTCAGCGGGTTATTAAGCGCGTATGTAATTAAGCATCATTTGTAGTAGCAACTGTCTCAACATGTATCAGCTTCCGCTACTTGTGCTACTTCCGCTTTTGCCCCAACATCCCATGCGATCCACAGCAACACCCCGCCCGCCACGATAAACACAACCGAAAACTCCCGGTCGCTTGGATATTCCCGTATAAATAAAAATAACGCGGTCAAGAAAAGCACCGCGAATGCGACCACCGATACGATGCGTTTTACCTCCATTCTATAATACAACGATGTATATTTTTATTGGCTCCGCTACGCCGATTCCATTCCATTCCATTCCATTCCATTCTATTACATGACATACGGCACCAGATACGATTCTTCCTCTGAAATAACAACGAGTGCCTTCGTCCGTGTCTTCGTCTGCGACTGCGACTCTTCTAAATATGCCGGAACCGCCACCGCTTCCTCCTTCGGCGCGACACAACACCCGCAATGGTCTTCATTTGCCTGAAACACCTTACAATCAATAATCCGTGGGTCGTATTGAATCCCCCATCGCCCCAATACGACCGCTGTATTTCCGCCGGCACCGACGCCACCAAGACGTTCAACGAGACCACGAAACAACGACTTCAACATTTCTATTATAATAATACACGACACTATATTTATACCTATTTTCAATAAAAACATTTCAATTTAATCTCTCGCGGATTGTCGTAGCCGCCGTCGCGTTGTGTGTTTCCACCCCCGTCGGCCATACTTACAATGCTGGCGTTGAGAGAATCCACGCGGGCGTCGGCAATTGATACTGCGTTTGTATTTCATTGACCATCGATGAGGGCGACGTTTTGTAAGAATCATGATGATACTCGTGCGTATATAATAATGAGAATAATACTTAAAGCCCCCGCAACAACTCCTCAATACTATCCAAGTCGGTCAAAAAGCGCGGGTATTTCGCGTGAAATTCGCGCATCCTCGCGAAACATTCCGGATAAGACGCATCCAAGAGTTCCTCGGTTACATCCGCCCATCTCTCGACAACGAGACATGGAAATCCCGTGACGGGATGATACAACCGGTCAAACGCCGTATGTGTCCGGACCACAATCGGAACGCATCCAAGATAAATACATTCGTAGAACCGGTGTGTATCCACACCACACCCCCGTGGGCAAAGCGCGTATTTGCTTTCAAGAGTTTTATCATAGATCACCACCGGAGGTGTCTTTTCGTAAGCAAATATAGCATTGTTTCGTTTCTCTCGTTCTAATCGTTGTTCAGGTGCGGGGTCATCGTTCAGATTATAGACGAAGGAAGACGATGCTGTACCCGCACCCGCGAACAGGTCATAGCACTCTTGACGCGACGGATGTGTCCATACACTGAAACACAGTAAGCATTTTATGGGTCGTCGCGTGACCGAATCCGCCGCCTCCACCGCCCACACGGTGTCGCGCAACATCGATACCCCCTTTTCATACAACCACGAATGATGAAACCGATGATGCGCCAAAACCACCGACCCGCAATCACGTATTCCAATCGGCATGATGCCAACTTTCGGATGGTCGTAAGCATTATTCTGAATAAACACCCGAATACTTACCGGCAGCAATCTCTCGACAAACTCCCACGCAACCAGCGGTTCTTCCATAATATAAAACACGACGCGGACATTACGTGCTCGTAGAATCGCGACAACGGTATGAACAGGGACCTCGGATTCTCTCATCGATATAAAAATCGAATCTCCCTCACGCAACTGTGCGGCATATTCCGCGTAGTCATGAATCCCTACATTAATCCGGTTGGTATAACATAATGTGCTCCGAAGTGCGAACCCGATTTGCGAGCATTTGAAGATGAGTCCTCGGTTCAACAAACGCTTCGCTTCCTGGATTGCGTTCATCGCGCGAGTCTTTGATATTTAGGAGCGTTTCATTTTTATATGTTTTATGCGGTGAATATACAAAATGGAACCTGCCGCCGCCGCCGCCGCCGAACCCAGTAGCCTCTCGTTGAAAACCGACAAACGCGAGAGAAAGTATACGGCACAATCGTTGCC